CCTGCGGCGAGATGAACAGGCGCATCAGCTCCTCTGGCGTTTCCGCGCCGCTGAACATCCTGCACTCCTCAAGCAGCCGCGCCGTTCCCTCCAAGCCGCAGCCGGCGCACCGCGCAGCCCTGTCCGCCTTGGCGGCGAGCCACTGGCGGTGAATGTTGCTTATAAGTTCCTTTGTCTCCATGTGTCGTTATGTCTGTGTCTTTTGGTCAGTTCTTCAGCCTTACGCCGCGGGTGGCGATGTCGTCGAGCGTGTCGCGCACCGCCGCCGTTGAAGCCTCCATTCGCTCCAGCCTTGCGCCGAAGCCGGCGGTCTCGCCCTCGATGTTCATCACGCAGCGCAGTATGTCGTTTGTGGTGGCGAGCAGCAGCTTCGTGTTCTCGCTTATCGAGAACGTGTGCCCCTGCACGGCGGTCATCCGCCCGTTCAGCTCGTCCACGCTGTCCTGCGAGGCCTGCGCGATCCCCTTTGCCGCGCCCTCTCGGCCGGTGACGCTGTCGACCATTTCCTTGATGCTGTCAGGGAGCGCGTCGTATATCTGCTGCCACTCCTCGCCGACCTGCGTCAGGTCGTTACTCAAGCCGTCCATTGAAGCCAGCACCTCGTCGATGCCGACGAAGTTCCCCTCGCCGTCGAACCACCTGTCCTTGTACTTGTCGATGACCTCGCCGATGCGGCTGGTGAGGAACTTCTGGACGAGCATGCGGCGGACGATGTCAGCGACGATGTCGTTCACCTTGTCGCCCCACGCCTTTGCCGCGTCCTCGCCGTTCTGGAACGCCTCGAAGAAAGCGTCCGAGAGCTGGTCTGCGATGTCCTCCGCCGAGCCGCCGATGATGTCCTCGACCATGCTGTTAATCAGGTCGGACATCTTGGCGTATATATCGTCGAGCTTCTGCTCCATCTCCTTTACCGCGCTGTCGTCGCTCTTCTTCTTGGACTTCTCCTGCTCTATCTGCTCGTCGATTAGGAGCATCTGCTGGGCGTAGTTCTCGAGCATCTCCTTGGACTCGTCGTACTTGCTGCCCCCCTCGCGGCCGTACCACTTGCCGTCGGAGTAAGCCGCGCTTGCCACCTCGCGGGCTATCTCCCAGGCGGCTTTCTGCATCAGCGACATGTCTGCCGAGGCTTTGGAGAACGCGGCTGTGAGGACGCGGCTCATGTCGCCCAGTTCCACGCCGGTGAGGAACAGCTCGCGGCGTGCTTCGGCGAGCGCGTCATGCACCATGTCGAGGCCTGTTGTGTCGGTGTCCACTTTCAGCCGCACGGTGTCGGCGTTGTCTATTTCCCACTGCAGCTGGTCGATGCGGTCTTGAAGCCTGTCGATCTCCTCCTGCTTCTGGTCGTCGTCGTTGAACAGGTTTGCAATCTGCGTTGCCATCTGCAGGGCAGCCGAGATTATGGTCAGTATCACCGAAGCCTTCTCCACGGTCTTGAGCGACTGCGTCGCGACCTTGCCTGTCGCCTCGATGGACTTCTGCGCCCCGTTGGTGAAAGTCTTGATGCCGTCGATGATCTGCAGCGTCGAGACAGCCGCCTTGCCGCATTCTGAGATGATGTCGCCGATAACGCCTCCTATCGTGTCGCCGATGCCCTCGAACTCCTTCTCCACCTCGTTCAGGGTACGGTACAGGTCTTCCCACTCCTTGATGCTCTTCTGGCCGGGATTGAGCTTGTTCTGCGCCTTGGCCTTGTCGAGTTCGTCCTGCGCCTTGTTGACCTTTGCACGCGCCACCGCCAGCTGCTGCGGCGTGGCGTTCTTGTCGTCCTCGACCGCTTCCAGCTTCTGCTTCGCGTCTTGCAGCACCGCCTCGAGCTGCTCCAATGACCACGAGGAAATGGCGTTGCACCACGCCTGGTAGTCGTCTTCGCGCTGCGCGAACTGCTCGTCGATAGCCTTTATTGCCTCCTCGCTCTGGTACTGCAGCTCGTCGATGTTCTTCTGCGACGCTCCGTCGATGAACAGGTCGTTTCCGCCCGCGTCCTTGAGGCGGTTACCCTTTTCGTCGTGCTGGTACAGGCTCTCGATTTTCTTCCGGTATTCCTCGGCGGTCTTGGCTCGCTGCTGCTCGTATGAGAGCGCGTCCTGAAGCATGGTCTGAAGCATCTCCTTGTTGCCGCGCACGCGGGCTTGCTTTGCCAGCTCCTCGTAAGCCTCGAGCTGCTTCACCTGCCCTGCCGTGAGGTCGGCGCGTGTCAGCGCGTTCTCGCTTTCCGGGTCGAGCAGCGAGTCGCGGTACGCCCGCTTCTCGGAGTTTTTTGCCTTCGGGTGCTGGTTCTCCCATTCGAGGAGCTTGGTGTCGGCGAGTGCTTCGAGCATCTGCCTCTCGCGGCTTTCGTTCTCGGCAATCAGTTTGTCGTAGTTGAGTTCGAGCTGGGCGTGCTGCTTCTGGAAGCCCTCGTCCATAAGCTCGATTTCAGCCTGCCTGATAGCCAGTCCTGCCTGTTTCTCCTGCTCGATGACGGTGCGCGAGTACTCGGCAATCTGCGCAGCCCTGTCGGCGGCAGCCTCGGCGAGCTGCTCCTTTTCGCGCTGCTTGTCGGCGGCAGTCCTTCCGCTGCCCCGGCTGCTTGATCTCCTGTTTGCAGCCTCCTCTCTGGCACGCCTTGCCGCGTTGTCCTGCTCGGTCTGCTTTGCGTCAGCCGCCCGCGCGTAGTCCGCGCCGCGCTGGTTGAGCTGCTCGGTAGTGTACCATACGCCGTTGACCGTGTATCCCTTCTTGCCGCTTCGCGCCGCTTCAATTCCCCATGAGGCGAAATCCGCCGCAAGCTCCTTGAGCCTGCCGATGTCCATGTTCATCATCCACTTCGGGATTTCGCCGTCAAAGCGGATGTGGAAGCCTATTGTGTTGTCGGAGTACTGGCTCATCAGTTTCCTGATGTTCTCGTAGAGCTGGCGGGTGTCGCCGCTCGCGCCCTGAAGCTGGCGGCGCAGCGCTTCTTGCTTTTCGGCTGCTGTCATCGAACTGTCGGCGGCGGCCTGTTCCGCGTCAGCGGCCTTGTTCACGGAGGTGGTGTAGCGGTCGTGTTCTTCTGTGGCGTTTTGGACGGCATCAATGTATTCACTAAGGAAGGAGACATTCCCTCGCCAGAACTCGGATTTAAACCAGTATTGAGAAATTGTGCTGTCGCTTATGCCGATAGCCCGCATCTTGTCGCGGATGTTGGCATAAATCTTCTCCAGCCCCTTTTGGTATTCCTCGCCGGTCTTGCCGGCTATCAGGTTTATGTTCTGTTCAACCTGCTGGGCGATAATAGTCGATATGGCGGCGGCATTGTCTTGAAGTTCCTGGTTTTCCAGAGCGAGGTAGCCGCTCTCGTTATAGGTGGTACGCGCATTTTCGAGACCTTCCCTCAGCCCTTTTTGGGCATCTGCAAGAGCCTTGGCGTATGTGTCATCGCCCGAAGCGATGTCGTTAAGGCGTTGGCGTTCAATGGCTTCCTGCTTGATTAGTTCAATCGCCTGCGTGCGTTTTTTGTTGACGGCATCGATGCCGTCGCCCTCTTTGACAGCCGCTATGCCGTAATCTTCGAGGATGCCGTTCAGCTCCTCCATAGTCTTTTTGTGGATTCCAGAGCCAGCCGTGAGGCCGTTCAGGGCTGTTGAGAGGCTGTTGACACGGGTTATCGCTGTGGCCGCCTTCTCGCCGTACTTCTGCGTCATCTCGGCGGCTTCGCCGGTGCTGTCGGAGAACAGGGCGAAAGCTGATGCGGCTGCGGCGACAACGCCCAGGACCAGCCCTATGGGGTTCGCCTTTGTCGCGAGGTTGAGCAGGAGCATCGCGTCCTTGGCGGAGGTCACGCTCTTTGTCAGCGACAGGAACGCCTGAACCTCGCCCCATACCGCCGCTATCTTGTGTGCCGCCGCCACTGCGATGACAGCGGCCTTGTACGCGCCGTATGCTGCGATGACCACGAGGAGAGCCTTGCCGATGCTCTCCCAGTTCTCCACAATCTCGGACGTAACGTCGAGGACGCTTGAGATGACCCCTTCAGACTTTTTCCCGAGCTCGTTGAACATCTGCTCGATGCTGTCCTCGATGTTAGAGATCTGCCCGGTTATGGTCTGGCTCTGCGCCTCCATGAGGCCGCCGAACTTGCCGCCCTCGCCGGTCAGCGACTCGATGGCCTTCTTCACTTCGGGGAAGCCCACCTTGCCCTCTTCCACGAGCTTCTTGACCTCCTCCTTGGCCACGCCGAACTGCTTGGCGAGCTCGTCCGTGAGGGGTATGCCCCTGCCGAGGAACTGGTTGAGGTCTTGCGTGTACAACCGCCCCTGCACCATAGTCGTTCCGTAGAGGTACGCGAGGTCGTTCAGCGGTATGGAAAGCCCTGCGGCGATGTCGCCCAGGCGGATGAGCGTCTCGTTGACCTCGTCGGCGGCCACGCCGTACGCGAGCAGCTGCTTCGCCCCCTGCGCCACGTCGGTCATGCCGAAAGGCGTTGTCGCGGCTGTGTTGATGAGCTGCGACATGAGCGCGTCAGCCTGTTCAGACGAGCCGAGCATCGTCTTGAACGCCATCTCCAGCTGCTGGAACTCGCCCCGGACGGTGGCGACCTGCTGTGCGTATTCCTTCAGTTTCGACACGGCGAAGATGCCGGTCGCTGCCGCCGCGATTTTCTTCATGGCCGCGTCGATGCCCGCTCCCTCCTTTGCGGCACTGTCGCCGATGCCGTGGAGGATGCTGCTTGCCTCGGCCGCGCCGCGCCGCAGCTCGTCGTTGTCTATCGCCGTGGCGATGTAAATCTTGCCGTTGTCGCTTTCCATGAGCGTTGTGTCTATTCAGATGATTTGATGAATGCCCGCACCTTGTCGGCGTTTCCGGGGTCTGATGCGTCTATGTCCTCGCCGCCCTCCCTGTCCCCATGGCTGCGGTACGTTGGCAGCGACGCGCCGTAGAGTATGAGGTTGCTGTATGACATCTCGTGCAGGACGTATTCAATCGGGAGGTTGAACGCCTTCACCGTCCCCGCGACTACTGCCCAGATGCTGTCTGTCCTGTCACCACTTTCGTCGGCCTCGTCATGTTTATCGCGGTCAGGAAAGTGGTAAGCCCGAAAAAATCGGAGACCTGCATCTTCATGAGGAGCTGCACCGTGAGGCTGTGCAGGTCACGCGGCGAGAGTTCCTCGAGGAGTTCGCGGCTGAGCCGCTCGCGAGCTGGTATGGTCTTTGCCTTGCGCTTGCGTCTGCCGAAGAGCCGCCGCTTCCCTTTCGCCGGGGGCATCTCCGCGGGGTCTTCGGCGTGCTTCGCGCCGAGGATGAGCGTTGCGAGTATGTCGCCGAGGGGCTGGCAGTCCTTAGCCACAGCGAGGCTCTCCTCGAGGACCCTGCCGCTGTCGAGCTGGAGGTGCGGAAGCCGCGACACTGCCGCCGACACGAGTATCATCGTCGCCACGGTCGGCGGGGCGGCGGTGTACTCCCTGCCCGCGACCGCCACCTTGACCGGCTGCTGGAGTATCGTCTCGGCGACTTTCTCCTCCATGGTCTTAGTGCTTTTGTCGTCGTTGTTCATGTGCTGTGTGTTGCTGTCTTGTTAGGGGCGAGAGCGGGATTTGAACCCGCGCCTCCGCGCCTTCCGGCACGGCGGACAGCCGCCGTCCTCCCTCGCCTGTCTCTATGGAAGTTTTGCCCTGAGCGTCAGCCGCCGGGGCTTGTGGTCTTGGCGTACTCCTTGAGCATCGTGCCTGTCTTGGGCTTCAGAGCCTTGGCGACATAGTGGTCTATGATGCCGTCGGCTGTCGAGTAGCTCGTCTGGACGCTCACGGAGGAGCGGTCAATCTGGATGCCCGGGCAGGAGTCGTCCTCTCCGAGGATGCGGAACGCATGCTCGCCGGCGATAACGCCGTCGGTGTCCGTCCAGGGGCGCGTGCCGCCCTTCTTGCGGAACAGGTCGAACTCGAGCTGTATCTTGTTCTTGGCGACGCGGGAGTCCACGACCTCGCCGCCCTCCTCGAGGGCTTCGGTCTCCGTCCCCGCCGTGGAGGTCAGCTTGGTGGTGCCGTCCTTGGGCGTGTCTATGGCCGTCCAGTTCGCGTCCGCTGCGGGCGCGCCGTCGGTGGCTGTTGTTGTCTGAATGGAGCATTTGCCCCAGCTTAGTGTTGACATGATGATGTGTGTTTGAGGGTTGGTAATCAGTTTGGTGTGGGGGCGTGTCAGTCCCCGAAACAGCGGAAGCCGAGGCGCACCACGATGAAGTGCTGCGAGATTTCGGGGGCTTCCTCTGTGTAGATGGTCTGGCGCAGCCGGAACAGGTATGGGGACTTCGCCGCCGTCAGGCTGTCCGCCCACTGCTGCGCGAGGGCTTCGAGCTGCTCTGTGCGCCGGCCGTCCTCCACGAATATGCCGTTGCCGCAGGGGTCGATGTCGGGGACGTATATGTTCACCGTCACCACGCCGGTCTCAATCTGGTCGGGGATGCCAGTGGTGAACGCCACGATGATGTCCTCCTTGCGGCTGTCGCGCGGGCGGTAGCCGTTGCGGTATATTCCGCCCGACACCTCCTCCGCCAGCTTCGAGCCTGTCAGCATCCTGCGGATGTCTCCCTGTATCTGCTTTCCGGTCTTTGCCATGTCGTGTCAGTCCTTTCCTGAAAGCTGCCTCATCATCTGCGGCACGAGCTTCTCTGCGAGCAGCTCCGCCGTGTCGAGCACGTCGTAGCCCTTTGCGGAGACGTATGCCGCGTAGTTCATGCCGGCGACGACAACCAGCGCGATGTTGTGAGGAAACTTCGCCGCCAGCTGTTCGGCGTAAGCCTTCCCCTCCGCCGCGCCCTCGCCGCCGCCCTTTGCGGACTTGAAGCCGCTTTGCGTGACGATGTTTCCGCCACGGACGATGACGTAGCCGATCGAGGAGCGCAGGTTTCCCGTCCAGTCGATGTAGTGCGGCTGGTGCGGCGGGGTTTCCTGGTGCGAGCGGTTGAGGAACTTCGGCGAGGGCAGGTCACGCGCCGCTTTGACGCACTGTTTGCCGACCTGTTCCAAAGCATCTAACAATGCCTTCTCGTACCTTTCCACCTGCTTTTCGATGTAGGCTGCAATCCGCCCCTGCGGAGTCGTCTGCCTCATGCCCATGATGATGCCCTTTCAGATTAGGATTTTGATTTCACATACCGCTTCCATGGCTTGCGGCGGCGCGATGAGCGGGAACTCGCCGAGGCTCGTGCCGTCGCTTGCTGTCAGCCGCAGCTGCTCGCTGTCAGGCAGCGGCTGCTCCTCGACAAGCACCGTGTACGATGCCGCCGTGAAATGCTCGCCGTTGACCCTCCCGAGGTTGCTGAGGTTGTTCGGCAGGTACTGGCAGGGTATCGGCTCGCTCCACGCGATGCCCGAAGCCGGCGTCGGGTAGCCCGTTTCCGGGTCAATCGCCCCTGCCGTCTTGGCCTTGAACTCGATGAAGCCGTTTGGGATAATCATAGCCTGTCTCCTTTGTAGCCGAAAGTTGCGGTCGCAGCCGCCTGTCCCGGCTCGAGTTCGTCATAAGCAGCCTGAGCCTCGCGGCGCAACGCCTTGCGCTGGTCTTCGCTCAGCGAGAACGACTGCCCTCCCTGCGAGATGTTCGGGGCGAGGGACAGCCAGAGCAGCAGGTCAGCGCGGACGAGGCGGTACTCCCTGCCCAGCAGCCCCTCGGCAGAGGCTTCAGCCGAGAGCGTCAGGCCTCGCCGCTCCGCCGCTTCGGCAACCGTGCGCAGCGGAACAGGGTAAGCGTTTATCCCTTTCAGGCATTCGAGGTATGTCGCCATGGTCGCTTTCAGTTACGGTTTACGCATTTGCAGCCTGAGTCGCTTCTATGACTGCCGTATGACCTTTCCCGTCAGAGATTGTAATCGTTGCACTTCGGGCTTCTCCGGTATTCGCCGCTGCAGCGGCAGTCACTTTTCCGCTTGCGACAGTCAACGTGAGCCATGCCGCAGAAGATGTTGCGGAGATTGTCCCTTTGGCTGACACTGCGATTTCACGAGATGATGCAGATTTAGGAAACGACAGCGGCGAGGTGTCAACATCTAACCACTTTTCGTCTGCTGCCAGGACGTAGATGCTGTCTGCACCATCGATAACTGGCAGGCAAAGCGACTGTGCTGCGGTGAATTCTTCGAGCGGGTCGGTCTTGGAGTACTTGGAAACCAAGATGTGGCTACCCGATTTCTGATAGTTCACGGCGTTCACTGGATTGGTCTCCTCTGCGAGTGTGCCATACACAAGGCGACCGACATTCTCCGAGGGTATGCCGACAACGTTTGTCTCTTTCCATGGGACGACCTTTTTCATAGTGCCGTCAGCCAATTCTACTCTGAACACGCTGTTGACGTAATGGAAGGTCGCGCCATACTCATCAGAGAGTGCTTCGAGGAATGTTGTGCGGCTGGGGACAGGGAGGAGGGCCTTGTCGGTGATAACCACGTTGTTGTAGTTTGCCACGAGCAGTTTGCCCTGTTCAGAGTGACGGAAGAGGTCTAAGTAACGCTTGGAAAGATACACGTGTGAGATTGAATTGCCGTCCTCTGCTGCTTTGTCAAAGAGTTGCCGTACGTCGTCCTGCGGAGTTTCGCCGGTTGTTCCCCATGGCTTGCCGAGGCAGGCAAACTTGTTTTCGTCTTTGTAGCCAAAGTCCACTCGGATGCCGACACCGGTATTGTCCTCGTCACTATCCACGAGGCATACGCCTGTCGAAAGACCTTCCAAGAACATAATCTCGGTACGAACATCAACCGACTTGATAACCTTTGTGGTGTCGTCGAAGATTTTGGCGGCAATGGTAGCCTCGTCAGTGCCACGGGCAATCATCACATTGATGTCGCTGATGAGTTTCTCGCCCTTGCGCATCTTTAAGCCCAGCTTCGGAAGTTTGCCCGAAGCGTTGCCGATTTTTGCGCGAGATTTCAGGGGTAGGCTGCTGTCGAGGGCTACAACATCCGCAGCAACCACAGAGTTATTGAGTTCAGTTGAACCCCAAGTGAGGTCTGCGCTGTACTCTTCGGTCAGCATTGACTTGTGCAGGAGGGGCTGCTCCTGCTTTGCGTCGTTGAATTTCTCGGTAATTTTGCCGACTACCAAGCGGAAATACTTGTCAATGTATTCCAGGAATAAACTTGCGTTCATTGTTGTCGTCAGTTAGATGTGTTTGAGTTATATAAACTGGATGTGAGGCAGTGCCGTTTTGATAGCTTCCGTGTAGGGTGCGCCTACGGCTTTGGCTGCGGCTGCGGCGTTCACTTGACCGATAGTCATAATTGCGGCACGAGGGTCGCTGACAAGTACGGAGGCTTTGAGAATGCCTATTGCAGTCTCGCCGGCGGCTATGGCTGCGTAAGCAGTTCCCGACACTCCGAGGGGTTTGTATGCTCCGGCGGAAGTCTTGACGATGACGTGGCCTGCGGCGATGACGGTTGCACCCTCGGCAACTCCTGAAACGTCAAGAGTTCGACCGCCTGGCACATCGCCAAGAGCGTTGACAATGACGATGCTGTCGAGCGTGTCATTGATTTCGGTGGTCTTTCGACCGAGATTTGATGTTGCTCCCATTTGGATTGTCTTGTTTAGGGGTTAAACATTGGGTTTGTCAAATGCCCAACTTATCCACTACTGCCTTTGCCTCGTCTTCGGTTGCTTCTTCGCCCCCATTCGAGTTCTGCTGTGCTTCTGTCCCTCCATGTACGGTAGGTCTGCCAAACACTGCTCCCTTGGCATTTGTCTCCTTTGTGATGTCCGCTGCCTCAGCTGTGATTTCGCCTTTAAGGGTATCGAACTCCTCGTCGGTAAGGGAGTCTACAGGTGTACGCTCGTAGGCTTTCTTCACGGCAGGAGGTAGGGAGGAGATAATTTTGGAAAGTTGTTCACGGCGGCTGGCGGTGACTTCCTTGACCTGCATTGCTTTGATTGTCGCTTTCATCTCCTTGTTATCGTCTATGAGGGTTTGCGCCCATGCAGGAACTTTTTCATCCCCGTCGCCTTTGGTTGCTGCAGGGTTCTCGTCGTCGGCAGCTTTCACAACTTTGCCGTCCTTCAGACCGTACTTGGCTTCATAGTTTGCCACGGCAGTCTGTGTCGCTTCGGTTGCTCGTCTGTCTCCATACGATTCAAGCACCTGCTGGAACTGCACCCCGTCAATGGCGGTCTGCACCTGTTCCTGGGATGCTACAGTCTTTGCCAACTTGTCGGCTATCCTGTCTAATATCTTTTCGCTGACCCCTGTGAATTTGGTTTTCAGCGCATCGAGTATTGTCTGTTTCATTTGAACTAAATAGTTGATTGGGTTTTATGCAATATAATCCGCAGCAAAGGTACGAAAAATCTCTGAAAGTGTTTAGTATGTAATCGGAAAATTTCGTCTGAAATAGAATTTTTTGTTTGAGATTACTTGTTGGTCTCTTGCCGATTACCCCATAATATATCCAATAATATCAACTGAACAGTTAAAAATTCACTCAAAAAATTTTGTGGGTTCAAAATAACATTGTAATTTTGCAACGTGATTACGACATAAACACTCTGAAATGAAAAAATCAACTACATTCGCAGCGACGCTCGCTTACTCAAAAAGCGAAATCAACCGTAACTACCGCATAAAGGTTTATGGTCTCGACGAGAACGGAAACAAGGTCAACAAACTGGTAGGCGTTAGCGGCCTCCTCAAACTGGTAGGCGACATTGCTCTGGTCAACCGTCTGCTCAAACGTGCTTTTGATTGTCTGCTCGACGCTTGCATCTGCAAACTGCGTCGAGGTCTCAAAATCACTTTCTATGGTAAATAATCAAATTGATAATCAGCTAAATATCGGAATTATGCAAGCAATCGCACAGCAGGCCGCTCTCAATGAGGTGGTCATGAACAAGGTGAATCGTATGATTGAGAACAAGGCTGTCGGCGTTCAAGCCACAATGGAGCGTCTCATCAACGAGGGCAAAATCGCCCAAGACTACATCGCGCCCCTCGGCGTGAACCTCAAAGCCAAGCAGCACAACCCCATTGTCACTTTCGACGGCGACGACGGACACCTGCTGATGAACATGCCTGACGGGCAGTTCACCCTCCATGCAAACGCAGTCTCGCAGGTCGCCGAGCGTATGGGGATACCGACCAAGTACCTGCGCCAACTGGCAGGTGGTTCTGCATGGGAGGTGGCACTTGCCGCCTACGTCCTTAATCAGCACTCTGATTGGACACAGCGCAGTCGTGTCCTCGTCCGCAGTGTGGGCTCAGAGGTGCGAGCAATCCTCTCGGATTCCTACCGCCGTCTCAACTCCGTGGAGATTATCACAGCATTTGTTGAAGAGGCTGCAAAACAGGGTGCAGTCATTGCCGACGCATACATGAGCGACACCAAGGTATGGGCAGAGACAATCTTGCCTCAGCCGTTCACTATCCCGACCAAGAAAAACGGCGACGTGATTATCTTTGCTGGCGCACGTTTCTCGACTTCGGACTATGGTGACGGTGCGGTGGATATGCGCACATTCCTCCTGAACGGGGCTTGCACCAACGGCATGGTGCGCGAGAGTGTTATGAAGCAAGTGCACCTCGGAAGCAAGTTGCCTGACAATCTCGCGCTGTCGGAGGAGACATACGCTCTCGATACGCGTACAACCGTGTCGGCCGTCCGTGACCTCACCGCCGGGCTTTACAGCAAAGACACGATAATGCAGAAGGCAATAGAGATACAGGGAGCGTCGGAGATTGACGTGGACTTCGACAAGGAGTTGAAAGGCCTCGTCAAGAACGGCTCTCTGCTCAAATCCGAAAAACTGGAGGTGGAAAAGGTTCTGATGCGCAACGACCCCAACGATGGGGTGCAGGGTGGAGCGACCTTGTGGAAACTCACTCAGGCTATTACCAGCCACGCCCGAGACCTCGAACCAGCCCGCGCTCGAGAACTCCACGAAATTTCAGGCGCGTTGCTCAACCGCGTTAAGATAGAAGCATAACAAACCTCGGCTGGCGTTCGGGTTGCCTTTAACCAGCAGCTTGTACGCCTCCAATAATTTCTCCAATCATGGATAATCTCATTAAGCGATACCAAGAAATGAAACAGAAGCACGCCGGCGTGATACTGCTTTTCCGTGTGGGTGACTTCTACGAGGCGTTCTTCGATGATGCCCAGGACGTGAGCGACATACTCGGCATAACGCTCACACGACGTGCCAACGGCGCGGCGCTGCATATCGGAATTGCTGCCTTTCCGCACTATGCCCTCGATACTTGCCTTCCCAAGCTGGTACGTGCTGACCGCCGTGTAGCCATCTTCGAGCAGCCCGAAGCCCCAAAGACTAAATAACCAACAAAATAATTACATTATGACACCACAAGACCAAGCACTACTCGATGGCCTCGTAAAGCGTTGCGAGGGAAACGTGCAGCCGACCTGCACACAGGAGGAATGGAGCATGATAAAACGCCTATTTCCCAAGATACTCGTTGAACAGGTGGATTTCAGCCTCGAATGGCTCGCAATATCCAACCCAAACGCAGATTCAAAGTACAACACCGTCTGGATTAACGTAGACACAATGAAGATGCGCAGCAGCACTTTCCAGGAGTTCTACGGTGACGACATAGTTGATTGACCCTATCACCTGAACCACAATGGCACGCAAGAAACCAACCCCCAAGAACAACATCGCCGCCGTTCTCTCCCACGTCCACGACAAGAGTTACAGCCGCTGTCAAATCTGCGGCAAGCCTATGAGCCGTTCCGATGTGAACGACACTGGTACACTCTGCGCCCGATGTTATGACCGAGAGTATAACTGACGGCTCGCCTCTCAACCTCAATTCGCGCCCGACCTTTGCAGGAGCGGGCGTGAGTTATGTTTAGCGATGCGATACGCCTGTAATACGTTTGTAATACGCACGAATACAAATAAGAGAAGAGGAGAGAAGAGGAGAGAAGAAGAGAGAAAAAAAAAAGAGGTATACTTGGGGTCTTTCGACCCCAGCCAAGTGCCTAAATCTCGCTTAAATGGTAGGCACTTTCCCCAGAACCAACGCCCAAAAGGACTGCGGCGACAAGTAACAACCCATAAAAACATCATAACAATGGCGAAAAAGGAGTTCATTTACAAGGTGAAATTCAGTCTTGCCCCGGTTAAAGGAGACTCTCGGACGGAGTTCTACTTCGGGAGCATTACTGCAATTTTTTCAGTGTTTCCAGAGAAACTTGTCGGGACGACCGCTGCCGCTCTTTGGGCGCACGGACTATCGGACGGCAATCCGTATTACGGTCAATACTGCCGAATAACAGCCGAGCCTCTGATACGCAACCCTCAAAAGCGGTAAACAGCAGAAATGCGTCCTCGTCAACGACTTTCACATTGGTCGGTAAATTACCCAGCAGCGGCAGTTTCGTTGCGAGAACGCAAAATTCAAGGAAAATAACTACCTTTGTGCAATAAACGACAATCGATATGGATGAAGAAGAAAGAAAACTCGTGGAAGAGGTAATGGCAGACCTTGAGAAGTGGAAAAAAAGCCGTTCTCCTGAAGAACAAAAACGCTTTGAGGAAATGGAAAATGATACGCCGCCTTGGGTTCTGGAAGAAATGGCAAAATGCGCCGCAGCCCAAGAGCGTGCGGAAAAGAAATGGAACGCATTGTCGGACGAGGAAAAGGAACGTCAGGCAAACAGCCCCGAAGTGTTGGAGGCTCGCTTTTGGGAGGATTGGACTGACTGTGACCCAGTGACCAACCCTATATCTCGTCCAGACAAAAGTAAATCCGGCCATTAACTATTTCGTAATCCCTAAATCGCAGTTTCATTCCCTTGTCAAACAGCACCTCCTGCTGTTCGGGGAATTTCGAGAACTCGCTTATGCGTCGTCCTGTCTTGCCCTTTATGATTAGGATAACATCGGTCTCGTTGTTCTTCCGTCTGGTGGCTCTTTTTTGGATGAACTCTTCGACAGCATCGACTTCGATGCTTGTCGAGGTGAAGCCCTCGAATACAGTTTCGGCTCTGCTTGTCGCTTTCTGCGTCCACTCTTCGAGCCGCGTTCTGTTGAGCCGTATGGTACGGTAGACGATCGCTTCCTCGGCTGGCAGTTTTGACAATGCAGAGGACAGCAACTCTGAAAAAGCCGCGTTGAAATCCGACAATTTGCCTTTCATCAGCTGCTTGTTGAGGTGTCTGAAGTCGGACACGTCGCCGCGAGTGTAGTCAATAAGCGCGGCCTTTTCGGTGTTTTTGATGCCCGGATACTTCTTGTCGAGGAGCAGGGCAACGCTCTCCTTCATCGCCGAGCCGGTGTGCCTTGCCCTTGTGAACTGCTTTTCGGCAGCGGAGTATGTGTTGACGCGGAAGCCCGGCACATACTGCGGATTGTCACGTATGAACATCGGCATAGAAGCCCACCCCTTGGCTCGTTCCTGATTGTTCTCAATCCACGACTTGAAGGCTTCAGGCACGTCTCTGACGGTGTTTGCGCTGTCTGAGGAGGGGAGCGGCTCTTCGCCGCGGGGGGTGCGGCGGCGGTCTTCAGCCAGCTCCTTGG